CCGGCAGTCTATGAGTCCGAGGCAGCGATTCAGGCGTATTTAAACGCGAATTACGACGAGGGCGAGAATATTCTTGGATGGGCCCAGGCGACACGGATGAATAAATCATCTGTAGGAACCTGACCAAATTTTACCAAGTTCCTCCCAATAGACCGGATAAATGGCAATAACCACACTCAAGCGGCCAAAATCGAAACGGCTGATCCGTGACCCGACACAGTCGAAACGGATCGACGACGCCATGATAAAAGCCATGGCAAAAATTATCAATGCATATATTTCAGACATCCTGGCAGCCGTAGAAACACAGTGGGGCGCTGCACTGGCAGAACGGGAGTTATCAGCCCTGTCTGAACTCATGGCATCGACTCTCCAGATCCCCCCGGAAACTATGCAGATGGTCGCTGCAGAGTTCACAGAGAAAGGGTATGTGCAGGGGATAATGTTTGCCAATCAGCAGATGGAACAGATGGGGCTGCAAATCCAGATCGGCATGGGCCCAGCTGACTCAGGTATGATGGATGTATTACGGGACCGGTCAAAACTGCACCTGACAAACCTGGCTGCAGACCTGCAGGCAAAGATTGGCACCATACTCACTGACGGTATTGCCCAGGGCAAGAGTCTGACCGAGATCCGTGAAGACATTATTCAGGCTGGGGAAGTAGCAAAACGCCGTGCCGAACTCATAGCCAGGACTGAAATTATGAACGCGGTGAACGAGGCTGCGAAGGAACGGTACAAACGATTAGGCATAACTCACTTTGAATGGATCACGGCACGGGATGAAAGGGTGTGTGCGAAATGCGAACCGCTCGACGGTCAGGTTTACCTAGAGAAGAACCTGCCCGAAGGCGGTCCGCCACTACACCCTCAGTGCCGGTGCGCCCTCAATCCTGCATTCAAAGACGAAAAGCCGCTGAATATTTGGGATTATAAATTATGAGTTGGTACGGTGGGATAAATAGCCAGGACGACGTGAAAAAATGAGTTCAGGAAAACCGTTCACAGCACGGGAGATAGAGTTTGTGCGTCAGAACATGCATGAGAAATATCCGTCCGTCATTGCTCGGGCACTCGGGCAGTATTATCCGGAGGACAATGGCGGCAGCCGATCAACGAAGTCAGTTTCAATACTCATGACCCGTTTACGTCACCCCGACCAGAAACAGACGCGGGTGAAGAAAACGTCTTTTCTCAACTGAAACGGAATTACCATATGCGTATATAGCAATATACTTATACATGCCGTCCTATATTGCTCGGATCCGGGACGAACCGGCAATCAGAGAGCATAAGAACCTGTACGGAAAGGGCATTTCTCCAAGTTACAACGAATCGAAAGACGTTGTTTCTATTTCATTTCTCGAACATTCCCTCGAAGAAGTTGAGTCATGGTTAAAAGAGCATGAGTTCTCAGACTACAAAATAGAAGAGAACGAGGACATAAAACCAACTGTGCGGGCTTTTGCTGTCGGGCTGTCTGAAATGTCCAGCAGAATCGAACGGGCCGGTCAGGGCCTGACCATCCGGGGCGTCAAACTGTTGGCAGAGGGCATCTGGACAGACTCAATGCAGAAAACTCCCTGGCGGGTGTCTGCCCGGATATTAGAACGGTATGCAACTAATTGGACCGATGACACGGTATGGAACCGCCATGCAGGCGGGCAACACCGGGCAGTCACCGACAAGATCGGCAAGGTCGAAAATGTGTCTTACAATGCGGGGGCAGTAATCGGAGACGTAATCCTGCATGGTCTGACTCAAAACAGCCGTGATGCTGCAGCACTGGTCGAGGCCGGAGAAATCAATTTCGTAAGTGTCGAGACGGTTGGGACAGACAGGTGGAACCCCGGCACCAGGGAATACGAGGCTACAGACATCACGTTCACCGGTCTGGCCCTGGTGAACCGTGGGGCCTGTAAGATCTGCACCCTGAGAGAGAATAGCGAGCCGGCCACAGATTCAGTACCTGCACCGGCCCCAGAGAATACCATAGAAGAGGATCACGAAATGGCAGAGATCGACGTAAAAGCTCTGAAGGACGAGTTAAAAAGAGAACTTTCCGAGATATATGACGGGAAGATCAAAGAACTGTCTGAGTCATATGAGGCAAAACTGACAGCAGCAGAGACTAGAATAAAGGAACTTGAAACCGCACCGGTCGCACCGGTCACGACCCCGGATCCGGTCAGAGAGCTGGCTACTCCGGCAGGGTACAGGGTCAGAATAGAAAACTGCGAAGTGTTTGCCAGTGAGTGGGTATAATGGCAGACATTTCAGCATTCCCAACAATTCAGCAGGTGTTATACTCTGGGGATAATCTCCAATGTTTCACCGCAGGAGCAACGATAAAGGCCGGTCAGGTTGTGGCAATCCACGGCACCGGAAAGAACATGACGGTACATCCTGCCGTTGCAGGGACTACCGAGGCCCCTCTCGGGGTTGCAATATTTGGAGCAGCCAGCGGGGCAGTTATAACTGTTGCCTGCCAGGGATGTGTCGCATACGTCGCAAACGCAGACGATACCACAGGCATCGATGCCGGTCATTTCGTCATTGTCAACGACAACGCAGTTGGCGGGACTGTTTCAGTCCTGGTAGACTCGGCAAGCACTTATGCGGTGGGTATTGCACTGGACGACATTGCAGGGGGCGGAACTGGCAGAATAATGATCCAGCCACAGTATGTGAGCAAGGCAGCAAGCTGAGGTTATACTATGTCAAATCTTTCAACATATCTGAAAATCGCTCATGCAGGGCCGTCTGAACGGAAAGACATCATAGAGCGGGCAATTCCACGAGAACTCGGAACCTATGACGGAGATGGCAAGATCGTTTCTGTCCGTGAGCTGCTGCTTACTGAAGCAATTGAATCAACCACCCTCATACAGACCGAGATGTACAGTACGGTTATGGAAGGGGCAGAACCTCAGAGGTGTTTCAGGCAGGCCGTGCCGATGTTTCGCACCAACGGTAACACCCTCCGGGTGCCGTACGGGTCGTCTGGTACATATGCCAGCGAGGTTGCAGAAGGTTCAGAGGTGCCGATTGGACAGCAGGACTATGCATACCGGGACTTCACCATCAAGAAATATGGCACCAGACCGCTTATCACCCGCGAGCTCATCGACGACGGGCTTTTTGATGCTGTTGCTATGGAGGTGAGAAAGGCCGGGGCAAGCGTTGAGAACCGTCTCAACCAGCTTGTCCTGTCCTGCTTGCTCGACAATGCAGGGAACGAGCACGACACTGCTGGCAGCAACCAGGGTATTAAGGCAATTGCATCAGCAGTCGGTCTGGTAAAAGAGAAGGGGTATATCCCTGACACCATTGTTCTCTGTCCACAGGCAGAAGCGCTGACTCTTAAGGAGTTTGTACCTACTGGCTACGTAGGGGCAGACGCTGCAATGGCTGGCCGTCTCCCGTCTCTGATGGGGCTCAGGGTATTTACCTGTGGCGTGACTGATGATTCACCTACCTACACCTGGCAGTATGATTCTGACGGCGATATCGGTATGCTCGTCTATGACAGCCGAAACGCTGGCGGCATTGCCATGAGGCGGGATCTCACTGTCAGCCGATATGAGGATCCGATCCGCGACCTTGTGGGCTGCACAGTTACTGCACGGTTTGGGGTAAACTATCTTGCAGCGAATGCAATCTGCCGGGTAGAGTACTAACCATGCTGAGCTCTGCCAACGTCCAGACAAAAACGCAGATCGACGAGGCAAACAGAGACGCAAGTCTCGAGGCCGGCAACGTCTGCAACCCATGGACTTGGCGGGCTTTTACGTCTCCGGTTGATCCGGAGACAGAACGGAAATACTACGACATACGGGGGGGTCGGTAAATGGCATACACTACATACGCAGAAGTCCTGGCAATCACCGGGACTGCTCTGCCTCAGACAACTGTCGAGGCAATTATTGCCCTGTCGGATCTTGAGGTGGACTCTGTCTGTGCCCGTGCAGGTGTTACGGCCAGTCCAACCGATCCGGCCATACGAACGGCCGGGGTTAATCTGGCAGTCGCTGCAGTCCTGACTCGGTACCGGATGGACGGGACAAAAGAGAGTTCAACGCTTGAGTGGCAGGACAGAACAAACGTAGATGCTGCCATTGCCACATACCGAAAACAGGCGTATGATGCGCTGGAGACATACACGAATCAGAACAAATCAGCGTTCTATTGTGAGGTTGCAAACCTATGACGTACCCTGCGACTCTCCTGGTCCATACGGCAAACCTCGAAACCTGTGAGGCGTTTGGAGTGGTTGATGCCTGGAACGTAGCAGCCCCGACCTATATTATGGTGCCTATTCGGTGCCGGTTCGGGAGGGCCAGGGCAACAATGAGCCAGTCGGATGCCGGGGCACAGGTTGACCGGAAAACGGTCTGTATCGTGCCGGCTGAAACCGAGGCACACCATGGCAGGCATATCATCGGGACCGAACCACCATACAATCGCAAATACAGGATCACGGCAGTCGACCCTGCTATGATTGCGAATCAGGTGTCTCATCTGGTCCTGACTCTGGAGGCCATAGGTGTCTGACATTCGTGTTGAGGGGCTTGACGTCCTCACGAAACGGCTGAAAGAACTCGGAATAGAATACAAACGATATTACTCTGACGTCGGTGAGAAAGCCATGTTACCGGTCGAGGCTGCAGCAAAAGAAAAGTGCCCGGTCGATCTTGGTCATCTCCGTGGCAGTATCTCTACCAAAACTGAGGAGGTTGCTGGCGGAGTAAATGTCATTGTTGGTACTAATCTCAAATATGCTGCCTATGTCGAGTTCGGGACCGGGATCCATGCAGAGAACGGCCAGGGACGAAAAACTCCATGGCGGTGGCCGGTTGAGTCACAGAAGTGGCAAAACATATTCTTTGGGTCAAAACTCAGGCAGGGGGCGTATGGTCCTATTCGTATGTCTCCGTTATGGTATGGGTCTCATCCACACCCGTATATGAGGCCGGCATGGGACGAGAACCGGAACCAGGTGTTTGACCGGGTGAGAACAGAGATCGCTGCAGCACTCAGGCAGGTGGCTCAATGATCACCGCTATGGTCCGCGACCGTCTGGCTGCATCTCCTATCATTACCGCCCTGGTGGGGGCCAGGGTGTACGTCGACGGGCTACCAACAAACCCTGACCTCCCGGCAATTTCAGTACATCCGGTTTCTCGGGTGCCTGACACTGAAGTTGGCAAGGGATATGTTTCACGGGTTCAGATTTCGTGCTGGTCAAATCCCCCGGTATCTGGCGGAGTCAGATCACCCGGAGAAGTGGAAACCGTTGCAGCGGCGGTGATCGCTGTTATGCACAAACCCCGGATGAACATGGTTCCCGAACGGTGGACCCTCGGGTCGGTGGCTTTTGACGTCAATACCCGGCAGGTCACGGGAGGAGTCAGGCGGATCGAGGATCCTATGGGCTGGTATCATGTGCCG